ACGCTATACGCATCGACTGGATTGCTGATGAGATCGGTCTGCGTGATCGCCCACGTCCAGTTGTTATCGACATTGGTGGTAAACACCTCCAGACCGACCACGGTCAGCGTGTCCTGAGTCCGTTGAGCGATTCCTCGCCAGTGTCTCGCCGCCAAATACAACCGATCATCGCTATCAATCGCTAATCCGCCCGCCGCGATCAGGCGGTCGAAATGGCCGGTATTACTGCTGACAAAGTTTAGTTCCGGTGTGTATTGATGCAGTGTTTTATAATATTCATACACGCTGTCATAGAGCACTGGCGCGGTCGCGACAATCACGGCCCCGGTGCTGGTCAATACCACGCCCAGCCCGGGCAATCGCCCGCCGCTGATGTTGGTGATGACTAACGCGCTAGCCACCAAGGCACCCGTCGCATCGTATTTCAGCAGACCATAATGCTGATCAGAGAGCGTAAAAATTCCCGCGACATACAGGCAATCATTGACATCCGCGACTAGCGCATAGGGCAAAAATCCATAGCCCGTTGCCATCGTAGTTTTACCCGCTGACCAAATGATCGCGCCGGTGGTGGCATCGTAGCAGGTCAGATTCCCGCCAGCGTCGCCGCCATCCCCGATTTCGCGGCCTTCGCCACTGGTATAGACGCGCCCATGCGCATAAGTGATGGACATTCGGGACGCGCGGTAGCTAAATCCATGATCCGCTGACCAAACCAACGTCCCGGTCGCAAGATTATAGGCGCGGGTAGTGACATACCCTGTCCGGTTGCCCGTGACCCCGCCGCCATCCCAAACAGAATCCGGATATAACGTCCCGATGGCATTGACCGCCGCGCCGACGGTGTACAACTGCCCGTGATCCTCATCCAGCGCCAGCCCCCACACGGGGGCTTGATGATGGGTGGTCCAGCGCACATCGCCGTCTGGAGACATGCAAAAAGTCGTGTATCCCGCCGTGCCGGCTGATCCGCAGCCGTATTGCTGGCCCGATGCATCCAAGGCGACCCCGGTGATCGCATCTAAACTACCGGGGACCGAGGTTCGATGTCCGTGGGGATAGACGCCGCCCACATGATTGTATTTATGCAGCGCAACATCCGTGACGGAATCATTAACCGCCGTGCCGACAATAACGACTGGAGCGCCCATGGATCAGGGCCGATAAAACAGCTTATTCGTGCTATTCCACTGGATACTGTAATTACTTCCGGTGCTGACAATATCGGCGGGCGTGGAATCGAGCAGGATATAAAACAACAAGGGGTTGGTCAGTCCGCCGCCGCTGCCGGATTTATAACAGACCGCATAGCGGAACGTTTTGGTGAGCGCTGTCCAGGTCACATCGGCATAATCGATGTTGCTATTCGTGGCAACCGGACTGGCCAGCGTTGCGCCGCCGGTGGTATAGCCGCTGCCCGTCGCGACTTCATTGGCCGACACATCCGCCCATTCATCATGCGCCGTGCTAGGGGTGTAGCTGGAGGTCACGAGCGCCACTTTGAGAGTGTCGGTATCGAGGTCTACTGCGCCGGTCAGCAGTAATTTCCACAAATGGTCATAGGCGGTAATCGTCGCGGCCATGTCAGGTATCCAGACGGCTGATCAGCCGCAGTTGCAGGGTTAAGAGTTCGTTGCGCTGCGCGAAGGTCAGCACGGCGCTGTACGCGCCGGTCTCGCAGGTGGTGATTACCTGCCCGTAGTAAGCGACCAGGTATTGCAGCTGCGTGAGCATCAATTTGGTCGGGTATTTGAGCGTCAGCGACAAGGTTTGATCGCTGACGGAAAAGCCCGCGTCATAGACGCTGGCCTCGCCATCCAGCGTGGCGGTAATGCTGCCCCGACGTTGCCCCTGATAAGGGTTGCTGATCCGGCCCCGGAGCAACAGCGTGCCGTTCGGATCGTAGGCAGTGGCAGAGAGACTGAGCATTTACACCCCCATCCCGAGCAGGTAATCGGCAAATTCGGCATTGGCGCGGGTGCGAATCGCCCCGAGGATTTTCCACATAAAAGCTTCTAATTCAGGAGCCAGCCCGGTTCCATCAATGCGGATCAGCGCATCGCCGCGATTGAGAGCGGCGGTTTGCGCTTCAATGCGTTCGATTTCTGCTTCCGCCAATTTCTTTTGCATGTCTAGGGCCTCTTGCCGACGCTTGTTCTCCAGGTCGATTTGCTCTTCGATCTTCAATTTATCATACGTCCCGGCGCTGGTTAAATTGCCAAACAAACTCCCTAATAAATCCCCGGTGCTGCTAATCGTATTGTCGATACTGGCAAACGCCGCCTTGACCCGCTCCATGTCGGCTTCCAAGCCCGCCGTTTTCAAGCTCACCGAGGCTTCAATGGTTTTGATGCGCTCATTACTGGCGATTTCCTCCATTTTGACTTGGAAATCATTGGCCGTTTTGGTGATTTCCGTCAACTGGTCAAAAGTCAGTTTGCCGCCTTTCGTCAGGGCATCCAGTTGATCCTTGGCGTCTTTGGTCTTGTCGGTGACATCGGCAAAGGCCCCGGTCGCCTTAACAGTGGCCGTTGTTGCCGCGCCATAGACGGTGACCATCTGCCCCAGCGCTTCGTCCCATTTCTGCGTGACCTGGATATTCTTATCCAGTGGTTCTTCCACTGACAGACCGTCCCCGTCTCCCCATTCGATCTTGCTGACTTTTTGATCGAGTTCGTCAAAGGCTTTTTTCGATAAATTGGTTTTATACGTCAGCGTATCCAGTTTCGACAGGACGCCATCCCAAGATTGGACGGGGACGGGTTTTTCTAACTCAGTGAGAAAATCGTTGTACGCATTTTTGTTGTCCTGGATCGCAGATTCATAACGGGCAATCGCCGAAATCGCCCCGTCAAATTGCGTGACCGGAACCGGCTTTTCCAGCGTCTGGTTCAGTTCCTTGGCTTTCGGATCGGCTTCATCGATGACTCCCGCCCACTGTTTGATGCGGGCGGTTAGCGCTGCGAATCCGTCAGCAATATCCGCCGCCGCTGTCCCCGGCGTCGCTCCTTTGTACCCGGCCAGCCAATCGGGCCAGGCATAATCCGCCAGCTTTTCAGCGGGAATCAGCCAAGTCACTAATGCCGCCGTAACCGCGCCCAAGGCTACCGCCACCCCTTGCGGCCCCGCCATGGCTGCGGCAAAGGCACCAAATCCCTCGGTCAACGCGCCCAGCTTGCCGCCGAAGGCGATCAGTGACAACAGCCCGGTATTGACAACTTCAATGGCCCCGGAAAACCCGGAAAAACCCTTGGAAAACCCTAACAGCATTCCTAGATAGCCCTGCGCCTCGGGCGTTGCGTTTTTAAACGCCAGCGCCATTTCGCGCATCCCCGAAAGGAACGGTGCTAACCCGCCTAATTCTCCGGCTGTCACCCTGACAATACCGGACAGGACATCTAAAACATTCTGAATAGCCTCTCGCAAACCTTCAACCGTATCCAGCTTAATCGGGCCGAACAGCGCCTCTAAGGCTTTCTTGCTTTCAATGCCCAGATTTTCAAAGGCTTTGACCAGCCCATCAAAATTCAGATCAGCAAATGCGGCGGGTAGATTCTTGGCCACCGTGCGAATGAGGTTTTCTAAATCATTCAGTTGTGGGCGCAACAAATCAAACAACGGGTCAAGTCCCCCGCTATCAATGATGTTTTTAAAGGCAATCCCCAGCTCTCCAATGCTGCTCACCACGCCCGTCACGTTGACTTGCGTCTGATCGCCCAGCGCCCGCAGGAATTGCCGCCATGCTTCATTAGCGCTATTGATTTGCGCCTGAGCAGATTTCAAGCGAATGGTGACTTCGGTATCAATCGAACCGCCCGCCGATGCATTGGCGACCTTGACTCGTTCCATCACGGTTTTCCATTCATCCATGAGCGCCACAAACTTTCCGGCTTGCTCTTTTCCGACCAATGTCGCTGCCGTAAAAAGTTTCTGCTCATCCGTGAGCTGCATCCAACTCGGAATCATCGTTTCGATGATGTCCTTGACTGAGCCGATGGGCTTGCCGGCGGCGTCAAACGTCACGCCCAATCCCTGCATGACCTCCTGCGCATCAGCGGCGGGCTTCACTAATGACAAGTAGGCGGATTTCAAACCATTGGCCGCTTCGGCCCCGGAATTTCCCGCATCAATGACGACCGACAATGACGCGGCCACTTCTTCAAAACTCTGCCCCGTCAGCTTGGCAATCGGCGCGAGTTGCGCAAACCCTTCGGCCAAATCATTGAACCCGCCTTCGGAAATATCAGCGACTTTGTTTAAAACATCCGCAATACGCTGGGCCGACTCCGCCGCCTTGTCATTTTCAATCCCGAATCCCGCCAAGGAGTTCTTTAGAATGTCCGTCGCCTGCGCGGCGCTAACGTCCCCGGCAATCATCAACTTCAGGGATTGCTCGACCAGTTGAACGCTGGTATCCAGATCGAAACTTGCCGCCTTAAAATCGGCAGTGCTTTCTACCAGTTCATTGGCGTTCGTCCCGTACTTGACCGCCAGCGTTTCCAGGACGCCACTGAAATCTCTGGCCGTTCCCTCATTATCTTCCATCTGCTTTTGCAGACTGACTAGGCTAGACTCAAACTCAACCGCTTCTTTATAGGCCAGCGTCCCCATGACGCCCGCCACCGCTAACAGAACGCCCTGCACCACGGCGAGTTGATCCGCCATATCCGCAAACGGGTCAATCACATCAGACGCCGCCGAATTCAGGTCATCAAAATTTTTGATAATCTCCTTCGTGGTATCGCTGGTGTTATCAATGCCGTTAAAAATGATTTCGATAACGGACTTCACAGTAGCCATTAGGGTGGATTCCGCGTTTGTTTGTCATGGTAATACTGGCCCCAAAGCCCGCACTCGACAGCCGTCAATTGGCGCTGCGGAAACAAATCAGGCCGGCACTCATAGAGAAACCGGCCCTTTAAGTCACACAAAGCGAGCGCCGTCAAAACGGTGGGGTCACTGTAGAGCGCGGCTATTTTCCCACATCCGGCCCCATGCCGGTCAATTCCAAAATCTTGTTGGTGAGCGTGTAGGCGACAATGGGGTAGGCGGCAAACAGCTTGACGGCCAGCGCCCGGTCAATCACGGGCTCCACGCTGCCAAACGTCAAGTGGTCAAACCGTTTTGCCAAGTCTTCCGGGACATCCGTGCCATAGCCCAGTAGCGATTGCAGCGCATCTACCGTATCCGCTTTCGCCGCCGCGCTGTTCGCCAGCGCCTGCACGGCTGCGGCAATCGTGGAATGGCGGGCGTTGCTTTCATTGCAGCGGGCGATTTCCTCGCCGGTCAACCCCCGCACGGTCCAGACCGGTTCTGCCCCGTCCGCAAAGAACGCGGCGAGATCAGGAACCGGGACGGACGCTTGCCGAGGGGCTAAAGACGCCCCTCGGAACCGCTCAAGATCGAAGGTCATGACGCAAAGTCAACCGACGCCTGGCTGGCGGAAACCGTCACGGTCGCCGATGGATTTGCGCCGACACCGAACGTGCGGGAGACGCCCAGCACGCCCTGGGTGATTTGGTACGGCGCCTTGTTTTTGTCCGGCGAAAATTTGAACAGCAGGTTCTGGCCTTTCTTGGCGAGCAGCGCATCGGTCACGCCGTCATTCAGGGACACGGTAAAACTGGCTTGTCCCAGGCTAGAGCTGAAACTGCCCACCGTCCCGTCATAATACTGTTCGGAGTTGACGCTGTTGCTGGTTTCTGCCGGTACCCAATCGCGCGCTCGACTGATTTCCGCAAAGACCGGCGTTGCCACGCGGGCATAGACCGGCTTGGTCGCCGTGGCCGTCCCCGCCGCCGTGCCGTGAATCACCGGGAGGGCCGCTGCAAAGGTGATTTTCCCTTCAATTGGATTTTCCGCCCACACGGGATAGTCATACCGTTCCTGGCTGGTTCCGACGATCTGTGAAATCTCACTGGACGCAACCGCCGCCGCCGCCGTAGACGTGAAACTGACATGGGCGATTTCCGCGCTGCCCAGCGGAATCGCTGGGGGGCCGCCCGCCGCGCCGCGCGTGGTGGAAAACGCCGTAGTCGCAGTCCCCGCGACAACCGCAATGGCGCCGGCGCTGGAAATGGTAATCGCGTTGACGATGTGGGTATTGGTGGACGATCCGCGCGTGCAACTGATGTCCGTGGTGGCGGCCACAGTCAATAGTCCCGTGGTAGCGGATGCGCCAGTCGCGCCTGCCATGTAGGCGGTCAGCGCAGCCACGTCCACGAGGTTATTGGTGGTGGACACCGCTGGCGTAACCGTGCCGCCCGTCGCCAGGCCGTAAGGAACGACCGTGTATTCATGGCCGGCGGCCTGCGACCAGGGTTTTGCTGTCAGCGTATAAACGGTATGTGCGCCCGCGTCGGCCATCGCAGCGAAAGATTGTTGAGACTGGCCGGATTCGTAAAAGACACCGGCATTGGAAAGAGTCGCCATAGGGTTTTCTCCTTAAATTGAGCCGGGACCATCCCAGCGGTAGCGATAACTGCCCATGTGAGCGACCTTGCGGCTGGCGACATGGTCAATCAGTGGAACAATGCCGGCCTTTTGCGCAGCAAGGAAAAATGGTACATCTTCCGTGCTGTACGTCTTGGATTCATCTGACCAGTGGATCGGAAACCACGGCTGCGGGATGGCTTCAAAGACCTCCCGCGCAATCAGCGCCAGGCCAAACCCACACGCGCCGCACGGCTCCAAGTCCGGCGATTGCGCCGTGGTGTCAATCCGGCCTTCAAAATCCGGCGTGATCGCCGCGAACGGCGCGCCTTCAAAGCGGATTTTGTAGTTGGCACAGACCAGCGGTTGCCGACGCGAGGCCAGAATATGCACGGCGTCCATGTCGAATTGAATATCTTCGTCAATAAACAGGACGTGCGTTGCCCCTTCCTTGAGCGATTGCGTCACCAGGTATTCCCGGCCATTGCTGATACATGAGGATTGATAATGGCGAAACACCACGCTCTGATCTTCGCCCGCAAATATCCGCTCCCGCATAAAATACAGCCCGAAATTAACGAGGCTCAAAGTATGCTCAGCGCGGCAAAAGCCAGTGGTGGGGATGCAAACGCTCAAAGAAATCAAGGGGCGTTACTCGGGAATGGCGTCGGGCACGATGTCATCGAGCGATTGCGTCTGGCTGCGCAGCGCTTCAATCGCATCAGCGGCTTCTATCGGCAAATCCACATCAGTCAGCGCCAATTCCAGCGCAGCGATTTTAGCGAGGATTTCATCCTGCGCTTTCGTGAGTTGCACAGAAACACCGGCAATAGCGGTCGTCAGTTCAGAGAGTTTCATCAGGAGTTCCTCATTGTTGCTACAGTAGATGTTGAGCGTGTGGATCATCATGATTCCAGCCAATCCAGTTCAATCGCCACTTGCAACACGGCGATCTCGCTGCCTTCTGCTGGGGCAAAAAAGCGCGCGCCGTTTTGCCGGAGCGCCGTGGCGTACCCGCCCAAGGGCGCGCCGCTCAAGATTTCAGTCCGCAATACCTGGCGAATCGCCGTGAGCGTCGTATCCAACGCTGTGTGATACGTCGCGGTTGCCGCGATCTTGCATTCAATGGTGGCCGTGCGAGTGAATTGGAGCGGGTATCCATAATCGGGGTCTTCCGTGGGCCGATCCTCGGTACTCCAGATCGTGATGACTGGCAAATCGGCGCTGGTGGTTTCCAGCGCCGCCCGGCCCGTGAGAACCGGAGCAACCGCTGTCAGGCTCGTTGCCAAATCCGCCAGCGCCAGGGTTGCATTGCTCATGCGCTGCTCCGTACCGCGAACGTGCGGAAATAACCGTCATCATTCAGCAGTTGCGTGGCCGTCCAGACCACATCATCGGGATAGGGATCGTCATCCGTGACCGTCCCCGCGACCGCGAACGTCTGTCCGACCTGCGCCCCGCTGGCGACCGGAATCTCCATCGTCATTTGCAGTTCCGCTCGTTCGCCGAATTCGCCCACGGGGACGATCTGCTGGCCGAACAGCACAGTGACCGGCACTTCATCCCCGTCGCTGTTCGTGTGAGTCGCAGGGATTCCGAAGACCGCTTGAAACGCCGGTATTCCAGACTCCCTCATGATCACGTCAAACAGCGACTCGGGCATGGCAGTGGCTACTGATTAGGCCAGGACGCCAATCGGCCCGCCGTGCAGCTTGACCTTGACGGTAGTGGCCGCAGCGGTCGCGGTTTCCCAAATCACCCCGACGCTGTATTTCCCGGTTCCGGCCACGCCGGAAACCGTGGTGATTTTCAACTGAGAGCCGGTGCTGCGATACATCGCCCGCAATCCCTGGGTCTTGACGCCCGTGGCAACGGCGGCCAGGGAAAAGACGCCCTCGACCGCCAGGCTGATTTTTTGCCCGGCGCCGGTGGCAGCGGTCAACGCCACGCCGGGCAGTCGGTTGATGACTTTCAATTCGCCGTTGGCAACGGCCCCGGTCGCGGTGTACTGAAATACGCGCCCTTCTTGGAGAGATTGACTCATGATAATGCTCCTGAATGTGCTGCGAAGAACGCGCCGGGTGAGGGCGCGTACCTATGGATTAGTTACCGCGATACTTATGAACGGCCCGGAAATCCAGAGCGCTCACGCCAAAGTCAATCCCGACCAGGTATTCAATGCCCTGCTCATCCCAAGCGCGGTTTTCCCGCAAGTAGGGTTCCGCAATGCCGTTCAGGAACGCCACTTCAAACGTATCAAACACGTTCGGATCAGCGAACAAATACCAGGCCAGCGTGCCGTAGGTTTGCCCGTCCAGACGCGCATCGGTCACGACTTCAAAACGACCGTTGTAGGGGTTCGGAGTCAGAGTGCCAGCGGTTCCGGCGGGGTCATATTGCGACGCCATCAGCACGCGAGCCGTCGATTCCAGAGCCACCGGAACTACCAGGTAGCGAGGCCGGATATTCAGCACCGCGCCGCTGTTGGGATCGGTCTGTTTCGCCATGGCCGCTGTAGCGGTTCCAATCGTGGTCACGTTCGGCGCAGTCGCCGCAGCGACGTAGTTCTTATGCGTGGAGGTATCCCACAGCGCGATACTGTCCTGAGTCAGCGTCGGGCCAGTGCCATTCAGTACCGCATAAAACACATCGCCGATCTTACGATTCGCAGCGCGGCCCATCATGCGCGGCACTTGAGTCAGCCCGCCCAGATCATCATTGATGATCAGTTGCCGGCTCATCCGGTACTTTTTCGCATACTGGACGAGCTTGATGGTCTCTTTCCGATCCGCGAATTTGCCGTAAGTGATTTCACCGTCTTCCGCCACTTCCGACAGTCCGGTAAAGCCGGACATATTGATGCGGTCGGCGGTTTTGAAGTCCGGCAACTGGCCGCGCCGGGTCACCAACTGCCAGGTTTCCGGTGCTTCCTCAAAACCCATCAGCAGGGATTTGTTAGCGACGTTGCTCAGGAGATGAGT